TTACTGGTCATTGTAGTCCCCCTCGAAAAGGTCGGTCTTGTTGTCCCTCACGGCGATCCCGCGAAACCCGCGCACCGTGCTGGTCTTGAATTTTTCGAAGCCGCGGGCGCTCAGGGTCTCCGAGAAGCGCTTCATCGAGCCGGCGTATTCTCCGTTCGCCTCCGCCCAGCTCTTCCAGCTGTTGAAAAGCTCGGTCGATCCGGACTCGAACGATGAGCTGCCGACATCGCAGCACTCCTCCAGCCACCGCCCGAGCGCGTCTTCTGCCTCGAAGTAATCCTCGGTCGCCGCCATCACGGCCTCGGGCGGGCGCAGTCCGGTCTCCTGCCACTCCAGGCAGCCCCGGAGCGCCCAAGCGAGGATGCCGTCACGCTCGGCCAGAAGCCTGTCGGACAGGCAGCGGTCGCGTTTGGCCGGCGGGATGGTGACCGTGAAGGGCACCATGTGCAGCCGTCGCTTCATTGCCTCGTCCACGTTGCGAATGGACGGCTTGTGGTTGCCGACGATCAGAAGCTTGAACTGCGGGATGAACTCGAAGAAGTCCTGCCGCATGAAGCGGGCGGTGATCTTGTCGCCGCCGGTGAGGGCCTTCAGCTTGCTTTCGGCCCAGCGACTTCCCTGTTCGGTCTCGATGGAGGTCACGATCCGCGCGCCGCGCAAGCCCGCCATGTCGGTCGGATGGCGGTCGCCATGGGTGGCCATGAACATGTCCATGGCCGCGACAGTCGCGTAATCGCCCATGATCGCGGTCAGCGTGTTGGCAAAGACCGATTTGCCGTTGGCGCCGGTGCCGTAGAGGAAGAACAGCGCGTGTTCGGTGGTCACACCGGTCAGGCAGTAACCGGCCATTCGGCGCAGATAGGCCTGCAGCTCGACATCGCCGCCCGTGACCGTGTCAAGGAACGCCTCCCATGTCGGACAGGCGCCCTTCGAGGCCGCGCCCGCGACCTTGGTCATGAAGAGCTGCGGATCGTGGGCGGACTGCGCGCCTGTGCGAAGGTCGATCACGCCATCGCCGGTGTTCAGAAGCCAGGGGTCGCGGTCCCAGATCTCGGTCGTGCTGGCATGCCTGCGATCGCTGCGGGCGAGCCGCTCGACAGCGGCCACAGTTGCGGCCGTGGACAGCTTGGTGCGAACACGCGCAGACGGTGCGCGGACCGCCGCCTCGCGGCAGACCTGGCGCGCGAGATCGAAGGCCTGCAGCGTGTCCTCGCGCCGCCAGACCACCCCGGTCCAGGTGAGCCACTGTCCCCATCCGGCCACGTAGCGCCAGCGATCCGCGTGCCTTTCTGCAAAGCGCGCCGCCAGCGCGTCCTCGCTGAAACGCACGGGTGTCGGGCCGTTATTGTCTCCGCCACCGCCATCGGCGCCCTCGGAAAGTTCGTCGTCGAAGGCCCCATTGCGCTCGAGATCGCGCTGCCAGAGACGCTCGGCTTCCTTTTTCAGCCTGTCCTCTGGCCAGGGCGGATCGATGCGGGCGAGGTTGTAGCTCTTGATCTCGTCCCAGGCCTCGCCCGGCGTGACGTGCCCTTCGCGGCAGCGTCGGATCCAGTAGCCGATGACGCGCGAAAGCGCATCGAAGCGGGTCGTGCCGTCGACGCCGCCTTCGCGAACCGGACGCCCGAACAGTTCCGGGACCGAGTCGCCTCCGCGACCGGCGCCGTTGAAATCGAGCGCGTCATCCGAGAGCCCCTCCATCGGCGGCATCGCCAGGATTGCCTCGGTGAGTTCGCCAAGGTCGTGATCGATCTCGGCGTGATCGACGATCTCGACGAGCCGTCGGCTGCCGCCTTTCGCGTGGATGCTGCCCGCGACGCGGATCGGCTGATGGGCGGATTTGAAGGCCGGATCGCCGCCGACCTTCGCGGCAATCGTCTGGCGCAGCCGGCACACGCGGGCGACGTCTTCGCCTTCCGCCGGCTCGGTCAGGCGCCAGTAGAGGTGCAGCTTGCGCTGACCCTCCGCCGTCACACCGCCCGAGGCCACGACCAGAGTGGGTCGCCCAACATGGCGTTCGAGATGGGCGCGTTTCGCCGCGATGTCGCCATGGTCGAGATCGACCAGCAAGACCTGCGTCTGCAGGATGTGCTCGGCGCGGGCATCGCCAGGATTCTCGACCGTGCCTGGCACGACGAAAAGCGCCATGTCCGCGTTCGCCGCCCAGCTCGCCTGGCGCGCAAGCATCTCGGCGAGCCTGTCGTCGGCGGGCAGAAACGGCGTGTGCGGAGGCGCGTCCGTCGCCCCCTTCTCGGCCAGCGCCCGCACCGGCACCAGATGCTCGCAATAGCCGAACACCACGCTTGCGTAGGTCGCGATCATGTCGCAATCCGGAGCGAGCGTCGTGTCGGGGCTGCACATTGGCGCGTCCGTCATGCCCAGCACCTCTCCTTCCAGGCACAGAAGCGGCATTCGAAATGCTCGGGATCCTCCGTGTGCCGGGGCAAGAGTTCGCCCGCGTCGCAGGCGCGCAGGATCCGCACCGCCTTGTCGCTGGCGGACTGCGCGCGTTCGGCATCGAACGGGACCAGCTCGTGCCAGATCTCGCAGCTGTCCTTGTTGATCGCGGTGAAGAGCGCCGGCGCATCGGTGAGCCCGAGATAGGCCTGATAGAGCGCGATCTGCGCCGCATAGATCGGCTTGGCCTTGACCACGCCGCGCCTGGCGATGTCGCGCCAGTTCTTCGCATTGGCCGACTTGCACTCCCAGAGCGCCGGAACCGCCATGCCGTCTGGCGCGGCCACGATGACGCCATCCGCATGCCCCTGCAGGCGACCGCCAGCGGCGGAAAACCCGAACTGTTCGCCATGGCGGTTGCGCGTTCTGAGATCGAAGCCGGCCTTGCGCAGCCAGCCGATCGCGAGCTCCTCGAGCACATGACCAAGCGCGAAGATGCGCAAGGAGCGCCCGGTAAATTCCGCGCCGTCGTCCTTCGGCACCTTGAGATATTCGTATTGCAGCCGTCGCTGGCAGGCATCGCCCAGCCGGCTGCCCCCGAGATAGTCGCGCGAAGGTCGCTCGGCGTTCTCGGCTGTCAGGGCGGTATCGATGAGAGCGTTCACCACGTCCGCGAAACCGGGTTGCTTCTCCCGATGGTTGAAGTCCAGAAGCGCCGCCATCAGAAGGGAATCTCCGTGTCGGACTTCGGTGCCGAGGTGGCCATGGCCTCCTGAAATCCGTCGATGGCGGCTTCGGCGAGCGCCCGGGCCTGCTCGGCCGAGAGTTCGTTGAAACGGGTCGCCCAGCCGATCTCGGCCATCAGCTCGCCCATGAATTTCATGGCGGCGTGAAGCGCTTGCCGCTCGCGCGCGTCCGGATCGATCATGAAACGCCTCCCGCGATGCGCGCGAGACGGATGAGAAACGTGGTGATGGAACCGCGCCGGGCGCGATCGAGAATTGCGATCATGGGGAATGCTCCAGCTGCCTGTCCTCACATACCGGCGCGGCTCTCGGCCTGTCGGATCGGCAGGATGGAACGTTTCATGAACACAATCTTGTGGCGAGCACGGCGCGCATCTATTTTCGCCTCACGAGCAGCTTGGCCGGAGCGATTCTGATGCCTTCATTCAATCCAAGAATTTTCACCAATCCCGATCGCCTGAAGCAAATTTCCCCGGACCGCCTGAAGACCTTCCTCTCCAGGTGGAACGGTTATTTCGTTGGTCGGGGCCTTGATCTTGCCGCCGCGCCCGTCGACGAACTGCCGCTCGAGGACATCGCCGCCATCCTGATGAACCCCGACGAGAACGTCCCCGACGCGATGGTCGATGCGCTCTATTACGTGCATGAGACCGCCAGCCACGAGAGCATGGAGGAATTGCTCGAACAGGCCGAGGCGGCAGGAATCGCGATCGACGCAGAGCACGAACCGACCGCGGCCGATGTTTCCGTCCAGATCTGGCTCGCAAACCCGATGCTCCTGCAACGCCAGCACGCGGAAACCGTGGCCTTCAAGCGCTCGAACTTCATGTATTTCGCGGGCTCGCGCTTGGCGAAGGCAAAGAAGGACTTGCCCAAAATTTCGGATGAGGTAGCGAAAACCATCCAGGATCGGATGGACGACTGGTTCGAGAAGAAGCGCCGGGGGCGAAACAGCCGCATCTTCGTCTTTCCCCGCGACGAAAAGATCTGGATCCTCGTCCGGCACGGCAGCCCCATGCGGCGCGAGGGCAAGCACGAGGACGAGGGTGAAGGCAGCCACGCCTTCTATCGCCCGCAACAGCACGACGTGCTGATCTACGACAGCGCCACCGACGAGATGGGCGTCAATGCCTCCACCAAGGGCGAGCGTGAACTCTACCTCAAGACCTTCGGCGAGCTCTTGTTCGGCAGCGACGCCTATTTCGACCTGGCGGAGCGTTATACGCTCGCACCGCTTCTCGAACACGGCCCCGAGGCGCTCGTCCACGACGACATCGATGGTATCGCCGGGGTGCGTCTGGTGGAATTCGGCCGCCGGTGGCCGGGCAAGGTCTCGGAGCTGGAGATCCGAAAGTCCGAGGATCTGTTCAAGGCTTTCGGCGACAACTGGCAAAGGCGCCTCAATGGCGGGCAGTTCACGCACGCGACCTTCCGCTTCGCCTTCGAAGGCTCGAAGCGCGAGCGCTCCGTGACCATCCGCCCCGCCAACATCGCCCGCTACGAGAGGCAGGAGGACGAACATCTCATCGAGGCCTGGCTGCGGGCGCGCGGCTTCTGGCGGGTTCCAGGCGAGGCGGACGAGGATGCGGATTTCGAGGTTCTGGAAAGCGCTTGACGAATTTTCGGGCGCCGCCGCCAGCCGATGGGAATGGCAGACGACACTCGGCGCGGAATTCAAAGTTGTCGAACATCTGCTAAGGAAGGCAGGCCGCGCGCGAGAACTGCCCTGTCCCTCGCCGGGCGGCGAGGGATGCCCGCGCCACGTCATCTGCCATGCCGACGGCTCGATCCGCGCAGTCTGTGGCGACCGCCCCAGGGCCTGTGACGATCTCGACCTCGATGCAGACGACATCGCCATCCTGCGCGTGGATCGCGCCGACCTCGCGAAGCACATCGCCCGAGCGCTTGGGCTTTCGCCGTATCAGCCGGGGCGCGGCACGCCGGGCGCAGTCACACGCATTGGAACTCACGACGTCTACGCCGGCCGCGGCTTTCCGGTGTTCCTCGCATTGCCGGGCCCATCGACCGACGCGGATCCTCGTCCTTTCGCGGAAGTCCTCGACACCTTCGGCCCGCGGCTCCTGCTGACTCCCACGGCCGCATCGCTGCCTGATGCATTGATCACGGCCCTCGACCGGGCCGGCGTGACGCGCATGGCGCTCGCGGACATCTTGATCGTGGATGATGGGGTGTTCGCGCCAGCCCGTCCGGCAACCGAGATGTTCGCGCCACTGCGTGACGCGGTTGGGCGCGACGCGGAGGACTCGGCACAGGGGCTGGCCTGGCCGCTTCCGCCCGATGCGCGCTGGGAAGACATCACCATGCGCTTCATCGCCAACGAGGTTCTGAATGTCACCTTCCGGGGCGAGACACGACGTTTCGAGCCCGATCAACTCGGCATGAAGAACGCAAAGAACGGCAAGCCGAAGGCCGTGTGGACCTATCTCAAGGCGTTCGCGCTGAGTGGCGGCCGGCTTGCGGTGCACAGGGGCAATCCAACGGAAACCTCGAAGCACCAGAAACAGAAGCAGGCCCTGTCCAAGGCGCTGCGCGACAGCTTCGGGATTGCCGACGAGCCCATCCCGACCGACGAGGGTAACTATGTCACCCGCTTCGTTGTCCGCGCGGATGATCTCGAACAGGGCCGCCAGGGTCAGCGCCAACGAAATTTCGCCGGGCGCCGCTGAAAAATCTCGAAAAAATCTGGGTTGTGAAACCGCCGGGGAGCAAGGCTCCTCGGCGATTTTTCTTCGTGCCGAAGCTGCTCCAACCGCCGTCCCAGCGAAATTTCGCCGGAGCCGGGTACTCGGGCCGCGTGCCCGTCCACCTGGACGAAGGCGAAAACCATGGAGCAGCTTCAACAGCTTACCGATCCCACCACCCGCATTTCCCGCAATATCCGCATCCGCGCAGCGCGCCTGGCGCGCTCGGGCGCCGTGCCGGGGCTCGATGCCGAGGACATCGAGCAGGAACTGCGCCTCGATCTGATCCGGCGCGCACGGAACTTCGATCCGGCGAAATCCTCCTTCGACACCTTCGCAGATCGCATCGTCGCCAATCGCGTGGCGACGCTTGCGAGCAGCACCATGGCCATGCACGCCGAACGGGCCATGCTCTGCATCGACGCGCCGGTCAGCGATGACGACGGGGGCCTGACCCTCTCGGACGTGCTGCCCGAGGCCGCCGCACTCGATCCCGTCGACGCGTTTTCGCTCGCCCACGGTCCCGGCCTGCGCGGCGATGTCGGCAGGCTCTTGGCCGCGCTCTGCCCGGCGACGCGGCAGGTCGCGTTGGCCGTCAGCCAGCTCAGCATCTCGGAGGCAGCACGCGCGCTCGGCGTTCACCGGAGCACGATCTACGAGCGTCTGGGCAGGATCCGCGAGATCGCCACCGAGATGGGCCTCGACGGGTATTTCGAGGCTGTCCCGACAGTTGCGGCCCCGCGCCGGTAAGTGAGGGCAAGCACTCAAGCCAATTCATGCCGGGCCTTCGGGGGAATGAAAGACCCTCAGGGAAACACCCCGACCGCGAGCTCCAGGGCGGCGTCGGGCCCGGCAGCCGACACCTTGCGGACGAGCCCTGGGCAAGACGAAAAGGAGCAGCAGATGTTCAAATCCCCCCTCGAAAAACTCCGGCAGTCGACCTGGTTGGCGCCACTTCCCGATACCATCGCCATCCCGCCGCTGGCGGATCGCGCCGCGCGCACACGCCCGGTGGACCGCGCAAGCGTCGACGACATCGCCTTTGCCCTCGTCGCGCTCGAGGAAGAGCGCCGCAGCCTTGGCCAGACCATCATGGCGCTGGAGGACATGCTGCGCATGGCGCGGCGTCAGGGTGCGAAAGGCAGCGACAACGCCGTCGCATCCGCCGTCCGCGATCTGGAGGCGCGCAAATGAGCGCGCCCTTCCAACCCGCCCCGCTGAAGATCATCACCGCCGACGAACGCCTGCGCGAGACGCGCGGCATCAAGGGGGTGCTGACCGGCATTTCCGGCATCGGCAAGACCAGCCAGCTCTGGACGCTCGATCCCGAGCGCACCCTGTTCGTCAATCTCGAGGCCGGCGAACTGGCCGTTCAGGGCTGGCCCGGCGACGAAATCCGGGTCCGCGACTGGGAGCGCGCCCGCGACCTCGCCTGCTGGATCGGCGGTCCCAACCCGGCGATGCGCGAGGATCAACCTTACAGCCAGCGCGACTACGACCGCGTCTGCGCCGCCTTCGGCGATCCGTCCCTGCTCGACAAATACGACACGATCTTCGTCGACTCGATCTCCGTCGCCTCGCGCATCTGCATGCAGTGGTGCAAGGGGCAGCCGCAGGCGCAGTCGGATCGCAGCGGCAAGCTCGACCTGCGGGGCGCCTACGGGCTTTTGGGCCAGGAAATGATCGGCTGGCTCACGCATTTGCAGCACACGCCGCGAAAGAACATCTGGCTCGTGGGTCTGCTCGACCGGAAGATCGACGATTTCGGCAAGCCGTATTTCGCGATGCAGATCGAGGGCTCGAAGACCGGCCTTGAGTTGCCCGGCATCGTCGACGAGGTCATCACCCTCGCGGAAATCCGCCCCCAGGAAGGCGCGCCCTTCCGGGCCTTCGTCTGCACCACGATCAACGATTTCGGCTTTCCGGCGAAGGACCGCAGCGGCCGGCTCTCGATGATCGAGCAGGCCCATCTCGGCCGCCTGATGGCGAAGATCCGCGCGGGTTCCGGCGCGCAGGCGAGCGCCGATCTCGACTTCGATCTACCGCAGCAGCCGGCCCAGACCAATCCCATGACGAAAGGAGCCTGACCCATGGCGGACAGCATGGATTTCAACGGCGCCGAGAGGGTGTTTGCCGCATTCGACCTCATTCCGGCAAACACCCTCGTCAAGGTGACGCTGAGCATTCGCCCCGGCGGCACCGGCCCCGAGGGCTGGCTCTCCCAGAGCCGCACCAGTTCCGCCCTCTACCTCAACACCGAAGCCGTGGTGCTGGAAGGCCCCCATGCCCGGCGGCGCATCTACACCCGCATCGGATTCAAGGGAAAAAGCGTCAACGAGCGCGGCGAGGACACCTATGCCAACCGTGGCCGCGCCCTCATTCGCGGCATTCTGGAATCGGCGCGCGGCATCAAGGCCAGCGACCAATCAGAGGTGGCACGCACGGCCCGGATGATCCGCAGCCTCGGCGATCTCAACGGGCTCGATTTCGTGGCCAAGGTCGGCGTCGAGAAGGACCGCAACAACCCCGACGATGCCGGTCGCAACGTGATCAAGGCGGCGATCGGCCCCGAACACGCGCAATATGCCGCCGTGATGGGGGCGGCGCCCTCGGCCGGCAAGGCGGTGTCGGCGCCGCCGCAAACGCCCCCGGCGCAGTCCACGCATCAGGCGCCTTCTGCCGGCGGCGCACCCTTCTGGGCGCGCTGAGGGAGGCCGCCATGATCCCTCGCGACTATCAGCGGGCCGCGGTCGACGCCGCCCATGACCGCTCGGCCGAGCACGGCAATACCATGCTCGTGCTGCCGACCGGAGCCGGCAAGACGGCCATCGCCGGCTTCTATGTCGGCGAACAGGCCGAACGGGACCGTGATGCCAAGGTGCTGGTGCTTCAGCACACCGATGAACTCATCGACCAGAACCGATCGGCGATCGGGCAGATCTCGGGCCTCGACACCTCGGTGGTGAAGGCAGAACAGGATTGCTGGGACGGCCCGGTGATCTTCGGCAGCGTGCAGACGCTCGCCCGGGAACACCGCCGCGCATCCATGCCGAAACTGAGCCATCTGGTGATCGACGAATGCCACCGCGCGGCCGCCGCGAGCTACCAGGCGATCCTGGCCCATGCGCGCGAGGTCAGTCCTGGCCTGAAGCTCTTGGGCCTCTCCGCCACGCCCGGCCGCGGCGATGGCCGCAGCCTGCGCAAGACCTTCAGCAATGTCGGCTATCACCTGCGGATCGGCACGCTCATCGCGCGTGGCCTGCTGGTCCCGCCCCGGACCTTCACCATCGACCTCGGGATCGAGAATGAACTCTCCGGCATCGACAGCACCGCCGGCGATTTCGACATGCGCCAGGCGGACAAGGTGCTCAATCGCGCTGTGCTCAACGAGGCCGTGGTCGAGCACTGGATGGACAAGGCCGCCGACCGGCGCACGATCTTCTTCTGCGCGACCGTGGACCATGCCTTGGCCGTGGCCGACGCGTTTCGGGCTGCGGGCGTTTCGGCCGAGACGATCGCGGGGGACATGCCGGCGCGGGCGCGCGCGAAGCTCATCGCCCGCTTCGACCGGGGCGAGGTTCAGGTTCTCACCAACTGCATGGTGCTGACCGAAGGCTTCGACAGCCAGCCCGTGGGCTGCATCGGCATCCTGCGCCCCATGCTGCACAAGGGCACCTTCATTCAGGCGGTCGGACGTGGCTTGCGCCGGGTGGATCCCGAACGCTTCCCCGGCATCGTCAAGACCGACTGCATCGTGCTGGATTTTGCGGGCGCGGCACTTCGCCATGGCACGCTAGAGCAGGAGATCGATCTCGACGAGGACGAGACCCCGCCTGGCGAGCGCCCGTGGAAGACCTGCCCGTCCTGCGAGGCCGAACTGCCGCTCGGTGCCTCCATCTGCGATCTCTGCGGCCACGTCTTCACCCGCGAGATCGGCGAGAAACGCCTGCTGACCGCCTTCGAGATGACCGAGATCGATCTTCTGGATCGCTCTCCGTTCTTCTGGGTAGCGCTGCATGGCGACGGCCAAGCGCTGATGGCCAGCGGCTTCCAGGGCTGGGCTGGCGTATTCCACGACGGTACGCTTTGGCACGCGCTCGGCCGGCCCAAGGGCCAGGCGATCCGCCCCCTTGCGGTCGGCACGCGGGTGCAGGCGCTGGCGGCGGCTGACGATTTCCTGCGCATGACCGAGACCTCCAGCGCCGCCGCCAAGAGCAAACGCTGGCTTAACGATCCCGCCACCATGCGCCAGATCGAACTGCTGCAGCGCGCAGGCTTCGATACCAGCGGCATGGATTTCGGGCTTTCGAAATATGCCGCCAACTGCCACCTCAACTTCCGCTGGAACCGCGCCGCAATCCGCGCGGCGGTGCTCCGCGACACGGGTCGTGCCGCCGCATGAAACACCCCAATCCCCTGTCGCCCGAACTGATGACTCCGGTCGAACGCCGCGCGGAACTCTGTCGACTGCTGGCGGCAGGGTTGGTCAGGCTGCGGATACGGGAGAACGGGCAACTCTCTGCGAAGAAGGGAGAATTTCCGCTACACAACTCGCTCGACCGGAGCGGTAGTGCAGGTTCAACCGACCGGAGGACCGCATGAATCCGCACGATCCCATCCCCGCGCGCCTGGCCGCGCTGAAGACCGCGACGACGCCGGAGCTGAAGGCGCAGTGGCGCGACCTGTTCGACAGCGAGCCGCCGCCGTTCAACCGCCGCTACCTGGAAAGCCGGCTGGCCTACCGAATCCAGGAGCTCGCCTATGGCGGGTTGAAGCCCGAAACGATCCGGCGGCTGGAGCGGCTCGGCGAGGAACTGGATGGCGGCGACCGTGCGAAGCGGAGCCTGCGCGCAGATCGCGACCGCCCGATCACCGGCACGCGGCTGCTGCGCGAGTGGCAGGGCGTCGAGCAGATCGTCACCGTCACAGCCGACGGGTTCGAATGGCAGGGGCGGCCCTACAAATCGCTGTCTGCCATTGCGCGGGCCATCACCGGCACGCGCTGGAACGGCTGGGTGTTCTTCGGCCTCAAGAACCACAGGGGGCGGAAATGACGAAGCCACCCGAAAAAGCGAAGGTCGTCCGCAAGCTGCGGTGTGCCGTCTACACCCGGAAATCCTCCGAGGAAGGGTTGGAGCAGGAGTTCAACAGCCTGCACGCCCAGCGCGACGCCTGCGAATCCTACATCGCCAGCCAGCGGTCGGAAGGCTGGGTACTCGTCCGCGATCAGTATGATGACGGCGGGATCTCCGGCGGCACGCTGGAACGTCCCGGCCTGCAGCGGCTGCTGGAGGACATCGAGGACGGGCTGGTCGATGTGGTGGTGGTCTACAAGATCGACCGACTGTCGCGGTCGCTGGCCGACTTCGCCAAGCTGGTCGAGGTGTTCGACCGAAATGGCGTCACGTTCGTTTCGGTCACGCAGTCGTTCAATACCACCACCTCCATGGGGCGGCTGACGCTGAACATCCTGCTGTCCTTCGCCCAGTTCGAGCGCGAGGTCACAGCCGAGCGCATCCGCGACAAGGTCGCTGCCAGCCGGAAAAAGGGCATGTGGATGGGCGGGGTGCCGCCCTATGGCTATCGCGTCGAGAATCGGAAGCTGGTGATCGATGACGAAGCGGCCGAGCATGTCCGCTGGATCTTCGCCCGCTTCCTCGAGATCGGCTCGGGCACGGAACTGGCGCGGGAGGTCGCGAAACGCGGCATCCGCACCCCACGCGGCAACCAAATCGACAAGAAATACCTCTACAGGATGCTGAACAACCGCGCCTACATCGGCGAGGCGGTGCACAAGGGCGACAGCTACCCCGGCGAGCACGACGCCATCATCGACCGCGAGACGTGGGACCGTGTCCACGCCATCCTGCAGGAGAGCCCGCGCAAGCGCGCCGCGCGCACCCGCGCCGAGACGCCGGCGCTGCTGAAGGGGCTGTTGTTCGGACCGGACGGCGCGGCCTTCTCGCCGACCCATACGAGGAAGGGCGACCGGCTCTACCGCTACTATGTCAGCCAGACGGTGTTGAAGCATGGCGCCGGGTCATGCCCGGTGGGCCGAGTCCCGGCGGGCGAGATCGAGGCCGCCGTCATCGACCAGCTGCGCGCCGTGTTCCGTCAGCCGGAGATCGTTGCTGGAACGTGGAAGGCGGCGCGCGCCCACGCCGACGACATCACCGAGGCCGACGCCCGCGCAGCTCTGCAGCAGCTAGACCCGCTGTGGGACGAGCTCTTCCCCGCCGAGCAGGCGCGCATCGTGGCGCTGCTGGTCGAACGCGTCGACATCGGCGTGGATGGTTTGAACGTACGACTACGCGTGGACGGCCTTCGTGGCCTCATGCGCGAGATGCTGGCCGGCAATATCGAAGCCGCAGCATGACCCGAGCGAAGCCGATCCCCGATACCATCACCCTGCATGTCCCATTCCGCATAGTGAAGCGTGGCGGGCGGAAGGAGATGCAGATGCCGGAAGGTGCCGTGCAGCCGCGCCGAACAGATAGCGCGCTGGTCAAGGCGCTGGCCCGTGCTTTTCGATGGAAGCGGATGCTTGAGTCGGGCGAATACGCCACCATCGCCGAACTGGCCGAGCGTGAGGGCATTGCGCCCTCATACATGACCCGCGTCCTGCGCCTGACACTTCTCGCGCCCGACATCGTCGAGGCGATTCTGGACGGGAAGAAGGGGCCTGGGGTGACGCTCGCGCAGGTGCTGGAGCCATTCCCGCTGGATTGGCGACACCAGCGTCTCGACATGATCGCCCGCGATGGGTAGTTCTTTGGCAGTCCTTCCGCTCCGAAGACGGCGGTGTGACGATGGCAGGTTCGGCGAGACAAATGACAAAAGAACTCGAAATAGAGCAGGAACTGATTCGTAAACTTGAAGGGCTCAAGTATATTCGCCGCGACGATATCCGCGACCGCGACGCCTTGGAGAGGAATTTTCGCGAGAAGTTCGAGGCTCTTAATCGGGTCAAACTCACAGATAGCGAATTCGAACGGCTTCTTGACACGATTGTAACCCCTGACGTGTTCGCAAACTCGGAACGACTGCGCACTCGCAACACCTTCGAGCGAGAAGACGGCACTCCTCTTCACTACCAGCTCGTCAACCTGCGGGACTGGTGCAAGAACACTTTCGAGGTCGTCAACCAGCTGCGCATCAATACGAAAAGCAGTCACCACCGTTACGATGTTATCCTCCTGGTCAACGGTCTGCCACTCGTGCAGATCGAACTGAAATCGCTGCAGGTCTCGCCGCGCCGCGCGATGCAGCAGATCATTGATTACCGCAATGATCCCAGCAACGGCTACACGAACAGCCTGCTCTGCTTCATGCAGCTGTTCATCGTCAGCAATCGCAGCCAGACGTGGTATTTCGCCAACAACAACAACGAGCATTTCTCCTTCAATGTCGAGGAGCGGTTCCTACCGATTTACCGGTGGGCCACCCGCGACAACAAGAAGGTCGAAAACCTTGGTCAGTTCGCTGACGCATTTCTGGCGAAATGCACGCTCGCCGAGATGATCAGCCGCTACATGGTGCTCATCCAGAACGAGCGGAAGCTCATGATGATGCGCCCGTATCAGATCTATGCGGTCAAGGCGATCGTCGATTGCATCCACGAGAACCGCGGCAACGGTTACATCTGGCACACGACCGGCTCGGGCAAGACCCTGACCTCGTTCAAGGCCTCGACGCTCCTCAAGGACAATCCCGACATCGAGAAATGCCTGTTCGTGGTCGACCGCAAGGACCTCGACAAGCAGACTCGCGAGGAATTCAACCGCTTCCAGCCGAATTGCGTCGAGGAGAACACCAACACCGAAACCCTGGTGCGGCGCCTCCTGTCGGAGGACTACAAGGACAAGGTCATCGTCACCACCATCCAGAAGCTGGGCCTGGCGCTGGACGGGACGAACAAGCGCCAGTATCGCGAGCGTCTTGAACCGCTGCGTGACAAGCGCGTGGTCTTCATCTTCGACGAATGCCACCGCTCGCAGTTCGGCGAGAACCACAAGGCCATCAAGGAGTTCTTCCCCAACGCCCAGCTCTTCGGCTTCACCGGCACGCCGATCTTCGAGAAAAACGCCAGCGCGGTTCGGATCGAGGGCGAGGAAGCGCGCCTGATGACCACGCAGGAGGTCTTTCAGCAGGAGCTCCACGCCTACACGATCACCCACGCCATCGAAGACGGCAACGTGCTGCGCTTCCATGTGGACTACTTCAAGCCCGAGGGCGCACCAATCAAGCCCGGCGAGACGCTGGCCAAGCGGGCGGTGGTCGAGGCAATCCTCGACAAGCACGACGCCGCCACCAACCAGCGCAAGTTCAACGCTCTCTTCGCTACCGCCAAGATCGACGACGCGATCGAGTATTTCCACCTGTTCAAGGAGATCCAGGCCGAGCGCGCCGCGGCGCGCGAGGACTTCATCCCCCTCAACATCGCCTGCGTCTTCTCACCCCCGGCCGAGGGTAACCGCGATGTCGCCCAGTTGCAGGAGGACCTGCCGCAGGAGCTGGAAGACAACAAGGTCGAGCCAAACCGCAAGAAGGAGGCGCTGGCCGAGATCATCGACGACTACAACGCCCGCTACGGCACCAACCACCGGATCGCGGAATTCGACAGCTACTATCAGGACGTGCAGCAGCGGATAAAGGATCAGAAATATCCCAACTCCGACCTGCCGCGCGAGCGGAAGATCGACATTACCATTGTCGTGGACATGCTGCTGACGGGCTTCGACTCGGCCTACCTGAATACGCTCTACGTCGACAAGAACCTGAAATATCACGGCCTCATCCAGGCCTTTTCGCGCACCAACCGGGTCCTGAACGATTCCAAGCCCTACGGCAACATCCTCGACTTCCGCGCGCAGAAGGACGCGGTGGACGAAGCCATCGCGCTCTTCTCGGGCGAGGCGGCGGACCGCGCGCGCGAGGTCTGGCTGGTCGATCCCGCGCCCAAGGTCATCGAGAAGCTGGCCGAGGCCACGCGCAAGTTCGAAGACTTCATGCGATCGCAAGGAGTGGAGCCCCGGCCCGAAGACGTCTCCAACCTCAAGGGCGACGAGGCGCGGGCGGGCTTCATCGAACGCTTCAAGGAGGTCAAGCGCCTTGCCACCCAGCTGGACCAGTACACCGACCTGGACGACGCGGCCAAGGCGAAGATCGAGGCGCTGATCCCGCGCGACGATTTGCGCGCCTTCTCGGCCCAGTATCTGGAGGTCGCCAAGCGCCTGCAGGAGCGCCAGCGCAAGACCGACGACCCCGACGATCCGATCCAGCAGTTGGAATTCGAATTCGTGCTCTTCGACTCGGCGTTGATCGATTACGACTACATCATGAAGCTCATCGCGCGCTTCACCAGCCAGCCGCCAGCGAGGCAGAAGATGACGCGCGAAGAGCTGATGGGCCTTCTCGCCTCCTCCGCCCGGCTGATGGACGAGCGCGAGGATCTCGAGGCCTATGTCGCCACGCTGGCCGAGGGCGAAGCCCTGAGCGAGGACGAGATTCGCGCAGGCTACGCCCGCTTCAAGGCCGCGCGCGAAGAGGCGGAACTCGCCCGCATCGCCGAGAAGCACGAGCTGCCCCTCGACGCGCTGAAGGACTTCGTCGCAGGCATCCTGCGCTTCAACATCTTCTATCCCGAGAAACTGACCGAGCTTTTCCGCCCCAAGGGTCTGGGCTGGAAGGCGCGCAGCCGCGCCGAGCTGGCGCTGATGGAAGACCTCATCCCGCTTCTGCGCAAGAAGGCCCAAGGCCAAGAGATTTCGGGGCTGGAGGTCTATGAAGATGCCTGAGGTGAAGGCTGGACCGGTGCCCAGACTGCGCTTTCCCGAGTTCCGCGACACAGGGCCGTGGGAGGTGAAGAGCATAGCCGATCTTTCGGAACGGATCGCCCAAGGAGGAACACCCGCGACCTCTGTAGCCGAATACTGGAACGGTGGAATCCCTTGGATCACACCCGCGGAGATGGGGGATGATGCCGCCACTCATTACACAAGCGCGACAGTTCGGACGATCTCGGCGGAAGGGCTTCGCAACTCCTCCGCCGAACTGTTGCCGGTCAATTCGGTGATCATATCAAGCCGTGCGCCGATCGGATACGTGACGATCAACTCCGTCGAAATGGCGACGAACCAGGGGTGCAAGGGGATCGTTCCATGTGCAGACGTGCACCACGAATTCCTCTACTTCGGTCTCCTGAATGCAAAGACTCGCCTGAATGACATCGGCGCAGGAGCGGGCTTCAAGGAAATTTCCACTTCATCGCTTGTGGCTTTTCAGATTCCTGTTCCGAGCCTCCCCGAACAACAGCAAATCGCCGACTGTCTTACTTCCCTCGACGATCTAATCCGGGCGCAGGGCGAGACCATCGAGGCGCTCAAGACCCACAAGCGTGGGCTGATGAACCGGCTTTTCCCGCGGGAGGTCGATTGATCCATGGCCGACAGCCGGAACTTCCCCACGCTCGCGGCGCTGGCCGCCCATCTGCGCGAGGAAATCGAGGCGAAGAACAAGAAGGTCACCCTGATCTTCGCCCACAACGGCATCGGCAAGACCCGTCTGTCGATGGCCTTCAAGGAGCTGGGCAAGACGCGCAACGACGACGGCCAGACCACTGCCCGCGACACGCTCTATTTCAATGCCTTCACCGAAGACCTCTTCAGCTGGGACAACGACCTGGAAAACGACCGCGACCGCGTGCTGCGGATGAACACCGCTTCGGCCTTCTTCGACGGCCTCGCCGAGCTGGAGATGGAAAGCCGCATCCGCCCCCTCCTGCACCGGTATTGCGAGTTCGATTTTGCCATCAACTATGACGAAGGCGTCATCGCCTTCTTCCGTGATGAGCGGGTGCCGAATGAAGATGGCACGTTCGAGACCATCCGCCTCGACAATATCAAGATCTCGCGCGGCGAGGAAAACATCTTCATCTGGTGTTTCTTCCTTGCCGTCGCCCAGCTCGCCATCGACGGGCAGGAAGCCTACACTTGGGTCAAATACCTCTACATCGACGACCCGATTTCCTCACTCGACGAGAACAACGCCATCGCCGTGGGCGCCCATCTGGCGCGGATGCTGAAGGATCAGGACCGGCTGAAGGCAGTCGTGTCGTCCCACCACACGCTGTTCTTCAACGTGATGTGCAACGAGCTGAGCAAGCCGTGGCAGTTCTGCCTGAGTTGCGACGGCGCGGGTTGGCAGCTGCGCGACACGGGCCAGACGCCGCGCTTCTACCACGTCGCCATGCTGAAGGAGCTGCATGCGGCCGCGCAATCGGGGTCGCTCTACACCTATCATTTCACCATCCTCCGCAGCATCATGGAAAAGACCGCGACCTTTCACGGCTTCAGCCATTTCGGCGACGTGATGAAGCGCGACCCGGACGACGAGGACGGCACGCTGCGTTTCCGATACGTGCAACTGCTCAGCCACGGGAGCTATTCGCTGTTCGAGCCGGTCGAGATGATTGAGGAGAACAAGCGGATCTTCTGGACAATTCTGCAGAACTTCATGAAAGACTACCGCTTCAACCCCGAGCTGTTCCCGGTGGCTGAGGCAGAGGAGACCGCCGCATGACCGAACAAGACCAGACCAAGCTGGGCAAGACCCTCTGGGCCATCGCTGACGAGCTGCGCGGGGCAATGAACGCGGATGACTTCCGCGACTACATGCTGTCCTTCCTCTTCCTGCGCTATCTGTCGGACAATTATGAGGAGGCGGCCAAGGCCGAGCTGGGCGCCGACTGGCCGGAGCTTCCGCCCGGCGACCGCCGGTCGCCGCTGGCCGTCTGGTATGCGCAGAACCCCGACGACACGGATGAATTCGAGGCGGTGATGCGCCGAAAGGTGCATTACGTCATCAAGCCCGAATTCCTCTGGAGCTCCATCGCCGAAATGGCCCGCACCCAGAACGACGAACTGCTGCACACGCTGCAACGAGGCTTCAAGTTCATCGAGAACGAGTCCTTCTCGTCGAGCTTTCAGGGGCTGTTCTCGGAGATCAATCTCGACTCCGAAAAGCTCGGCAAGAACTACGCGCAACGCAACGCGCGGCTTTGCACGATCATCCAGAAGATCAATGAGGGGCTTTCCGAATTCCCCAGCGAGCGCGATCTCTTGGGCGATGCCTACGAATACCTGATCGGCCAGTTCGCGGCCGGTTCCGGCAAGAAGGCGGGCGAATTCTACACGCCCCAACGCATTTCCGACATCCTGTCGGAAATCGTCACGCTTGACAGCCAGGACCCGGCGGCGGGCAAGCGCGACAAGCTCAACCGCGTCTATGACTTCGCCTGCGGCTCTGGCTCGCTCTTGCTGAACGTCCGGCGCCACATGCGCAAGGGCGGCATCGGCAAGCTCTACGGGCAGGAGAAGAACATCACCACCTACAACCTCGCGCGGATGAACATGCTGCTGCATGGCGTTCGGGATACGGAGTTCGAAATTCATCACGGGGACAGTCTGGAAAATGACTGGGACATCCTGCGCGAGCCGAACCCGGCCAAGAAGATCGAATTCGACGCCGTGGTCGCCAACCCGCCCTTCAGCTATCGCTGGAACCCGTCCGAGGAGATGGCGAAGGACTTCCGCTTCAAGGATTACGGCCTGGCGCCCAAGTCGGCGGCCGACTTCGCCTTCCTGTTGCACGGGTTTCACTTCCTCGCCAAGGACGGAACCATGGCGATCATCCTTCCGCACGGGGTTCTGTTCCGCGGCGGGGCGGAAAAGAAGATCCGGACGAAGCTTCTGAAGGACGGCAACATCGACACAGTGATTGGCCTGCCGGCGAAGTTGTTCTATTCGACCGGGATCCCGGTGTGCATTCTGGTGCTGAAGAAATGCAAACGGACCGATGACGTGCTCTTCATCAATGCAGCCGAGCACTATCAGCCTGGAAAGCGTCAGAACGCACTGCTGCCTGAGCACATCGACAAGATCGTCGAGACGTACAAGCACCGCAAGGAAGAAGATCGTTATTCAAGGGTCGTCAGCCTTCAAGAAATTGAGGAAGAGCACGACTTCAACCTCAACATTTCGCGCTATGTGAGCACCGCCAAGCCAGAGGAAGAGGTCGACCTCGCCGCTGTCCATCAGCGACTGGGAGACCTGCGAAAACAGGTCCGATCGGCAGCCGCACGGCACAACGGCTTTCTGGAGGAACTGGGGGTGCCGACATTACCGTACGAATTTGATAAAGGGGCAGATTGACGCGGCTTCTTGCGTTCGTATCGGGTGGCTGGTCGCACTGGCCGTCGACGATGCCTGATCCGCGCCGTATTCGCAGCGGCGAACGTCCGATCCCGGTCGATCTTCGCCAGATGCCACCCGCATCGAAGTGTTCAGGTTGCGTTACACATTGTTCGTTTCAAATCAATTCCTTGCAGGCAATTCACCAAATCGGCGCAGTCAACAGGTTCAGAGAATATCGGCCCGGAGAGACCAATTTTGGCTTTCACGCGCCTCCGGCGGTGAACAGCCCGCCAGCGTAACCCTTGAAAACATGGGGAAAATTTCGAGCTCGCAGAGGAAGAGAAAAATTCCGCGAAAGCAAGTGGCGGAGGGGAAGGGATTCGAACCCTCGATACGGTGTTACCCGTATAACGGTTTAGCAATGCGTGCGGTGTTCCTGGTTTTCTGCCATTTTCAAAGCTACAATGAATTTCCGTAGCATCATTGTAGCAGGACGCGACAAATGGCAGGGACGGTTCGCAATGGTCGGGTGACGGCGCAAGTCCGGTACAAAGGCGTGTCGATTGCGCAGACCTTCGACACCAGGACGGCGGCGACAAGGTGGTCGGGTGCCGTCAAGGCGGCAATCGACAACAGGGAATGGCCTCGCCGTGATCTAATACCGCCACATCTCTGGCGCAAGTGGGGACTGGAGGAAGCGGCGACGGCAGCCGTCGACGACACGCAGCCGCATCCGGGCTGGACGCTCGACCGCGCGCTCGCTCACTACGACCGCACCGTCAGCGGGCGGAAAAAGGGCTGGAAACAGGAGCATAACCGTATCGAATGGTGGCGCCGCCGCGAGCTCACCAAGAAGCGGCTCGACGAGGTCACGTCGCGCGACCTGCAAGGCCACGTCGGCGAGCGGCTGGCAGCAGGCCGGAGCGCAAATACCGTACGAAACGAAATCTTCCTGCTGTCCGCCGTCTACCAGCACGCGAGCGCGCCCGACGCCGACGGGACAGGACAGCACGGATGGGGCCTGACGAGCCTCGTCAACCCGGTGCCCGACGTAATCCTGCCCCCACCCCCGGATGCCCGTCATCGGCGCCTTGAAGACGGCGACGACGTTGCGGCAGGCGAAGAGGAACGCCTCCTCGCCGCCCTCGCCAATGGACCGGACGGGACGGCGATGGTCGTCCTTTTCGTGCTGTCGATCGAGACCGGCATGCGGCTGTCGGAAGTGCTGGACGTGCGGCGCGGACAGCTACTGAGAACGCGCGGCGTCCGCTCCATCCGACGCCCGGATTCAAAGAACAACGCCGGGCGCCGCGTCGTGCTGTCGACTCGCGCGGCCGCAGCCCTCGACGACCTCGTAGGACAGCTACCCGCGGACGCCGATCCCGACGCGCGCATCTTTAAGTTAGACGTCCCGGCGGTCGAATACCGTTGGCGCCTCGCACGCAAGGCCGCGGGCGTAAAAGGTCTACGCTGGCACGATCTTCGGCACGAAGGCCTGTCTCGGATGGCGGAAAAAGGCCTCACGATCGGCGAACTCAAAGCGCAGTCGGGACATCGGACGGCGCAAGTCCTGCTTGGCTATGTCAACGCAAGAGCCTCCGAAGTCGCACGAAAGCTGGGCTAGAAGCCAATAGGACGCAGACAACCGTTGGACTGTTAACGGATTGGCAATCCCAGATTGCTCAGGTTTAGACGAACAAACCTAACCAGGTAATCGGGTTGGACATGATTCTCGTAACAGGCCACTTTCTTGAGAACTTCGAAGGATTCATGATACTCAAAATGGTCGCAGTCAATACCGAGACGGACGAGCTAAGTACATACTTTGCCGTCGCAAAGCCGAGCGGCGAAATTATTCACAGCGCGCAAACGCCTAACGCAGCGCGAGAGATCGCTCGCCGGTTGAAGCAGAAGCAAATGCAGCACTCGTCCCAGCAACCTCAGACGCCGTCCCCAAGCCCCTCCCCTCGGCGACCTTCGTCGGGTTACGAAAGATAAATTCAATCGTCTTGACGGTGCGTACGATCCCATGCGCAGAATAGAAACGCCGCGGTCATCGCCCTGCCAGGGGCTCGCGCGGCGTTTTCTCTCAAGGTAGTCCAATCGTGATGCAAAACCTGCGCGATTTCAAGGACTGCCGCCGTCTCAGGCGGTAGTTGACCGGGCGCCCGGATACTCCCGCATCCAGCCCTCAACCCAATACTACCCAGCCTGTCAACAAATTTGCTCCATCCAGCCAAAGCACTTTACTCGGTGACTGGCTCGACTTTTACCCCGGTATCTATGAACACCACAGCCGGAAAGCTCGCCGTGCGCGGGCAGACCGCCGCGAGAAGGCCCGTGAACGTCGCCAGCGGCCTCCTGCACGACCGCTAACCGCCGAGCAGGAGGCCTGTCGCGACGCCGCGATGGAGCGCGCTACAAGCCGAGCCGAAGCCGTTGAAGCGAGATGGGCACATGGCTACCACTGGTCCGGCGGAGCCGTCGGCGGCAACCCGCGCTATTACCAGCCCGCGCAGACGTACCGCGGTCTCGTCAGCGATGAGCACCCGGTTCTGCAAGCCTTCGTGCAGCGCGTCCCACGCGCCGGGCTGGCGGCGCATCGGTTGCAGACCGGCGCGACCAAAGCCGAGGCGACCCAGGGCGATAGCAAGCTGCTGGCGCTGGACTCGGCTTACGTGAGCGCCAACACCCGCATGCGCGGCATCCTGCGCGTCGAGCTCGACGCCGATTTCGCCAGCTTCACCGCCGTCCGGGCAGCCTGCGATACGGTCGGAGTGCCGGAGCCCAACGTCGTCGTCGGACACGTCCGCGCCGACGGTGCGGCACTGCACCCTCACCTGATATGGATTCTCGCCGACCCCGTGACTTTCTGCGGCCGCGGACGGCCAGAGTACCGCGCGCTCTGGCACAAGGTACTGCGCGGCTTGACGTTCGCACTGGCGGCCGCCGGAGCGGATCCCGGCGGCCTCAGCAATCCTCTGCGGGTCAAGAATCCGCTGTGCCCGGTCTGGTCGCGTCACGTCGCCGTAGAACGCCCTTACAGCTTAGGGGAGCTTGCCCGGCACGTCCGCCTCGACGTGACCGACGACGAACTCAAAACCGGCCGCCCGCCTGCCCTGGGGCGGTCGCCGGAGACGATCATCGATCCCGAGGCTGGTTCGAACGCCTTGTTCGTCGCGCTCCGGGATCGTGCCCGCTCTATCGTCGCCGACCGCCTCGCCGCCGGTGTCGGCCGCGAGGAGTTCCGGGCCGAGCTTGTCATGTTTGCGCTGACTCTGGCCGACGCAGCGGGTCGCAGCGAGGCCCAAGTTTGCGGGGCCGCGGTGCGGGTCGCCGACTACGTCCTCGAGCGCGCGGCCCACCCGCCGCTCCCGCCCGACGAGGTTCGGCGCCGCCAAGCGGCCGCCGGTCGGGACACCGCGGCAGACCGGAGGGCCGCAACGGTGCAGGCGCTGGTGGCCGCGTACCGGCGCCTTGTCGCCGATGGCACCAAGCCCACCCAGGCCGCCGTAGCAGCGGCAGCCCGACGCAGCGAGCGGACGGCCCGTGCCTGCTGGCGGGCTGTTCTAGATTCCGTGACGGCGAACGAAAACAGACCGGAACCGGCAGAACGCTCCCCTTCCGTTAAAAAGGGTACCGGAGCTTCGGCCCCGGTCGAAGCGATGGTGCACTCGGTCAGCCGGGAGCGTTCCACGGCCGCCCGCATGGTGGCAGCAGTTCACGGCCTCCCAGCCCTCCCGGCGTTACTTCGGCCGATCACCCACCTGCCAGTTCCCGCCTTTCTGCGCCCGGCAGCCCCGGCGACCCCGGCTCATGTGCCCGATGCGCCATCGACATCGGCGCCGGTGCGCCCGGCACAGCCGGACTTTCGCCGGGCGTTCGCGGCGTTACGGCTCAGTGGTTGTCAGGAAGCGTGCAGCACGGCTGAGAGCCGTGCCAAGGTCTACGCAGCTTGGCGGCTGCTGCATCCGCCGACGGCGGCGTCGAGCCACTACTTGGTGCGCACTCGACCTCAGCGATGTGGCACCGCTGAGGGTCAACACAGCGGAGCCGACTCCTCGGCAGTCTTTGAGTTGTTCGACCAGCCATCGGCCCGCTTCGAAGACTACGCCGTCGTGTCGAATCGAGTAGTGTATGTTGCAACAACATCTACCGAGCCCGAGTCGTGAATGACCATCGCCGCGTTCCCCGACACCAACGTGTTCTTGCAGTGTCGCGATCTGAAGGAACTACCTTGGGGTGACATCAGCGGCGGCGACGATGTGGAGCTGCTGGTGGCGGCCGCCACGATGCGCGAACTCGATCGGTTCAAGGGTGAAGGTAACACGCGCCGCGGACGCCGAGCGCGGGCAGCATCCTCCCTCTTCGGGCGACTGCTCCAGGACGATGAGGCTGCCCGCGTGGTGCGCGAAGCGAATCCGAGAGTAACGGTCTGCCTATCTTCGCCGCGGCGCATCCAATGGGATGAGTTTCCAAACCTGGATCCCATGAACCCGGACCATCAACTGGTCGCCGAAGCATGTGCTCACCGTGATGCTGAAGGCCGTCACACGGTGGTTGTTTCACACGACGTGGGCCCTGTGGTTGCTGCGAGGTCAGTCGGACTCGCATTCCAGAAGGTTCCAGATTCCTGGCTAGCCCAGCCAGAGCCCGACGAGCGCGATCGACGTATCGCGAACTTGGAGAAGCAACTCGTCGCGGCCACACACCGGGATCCGGTTATCGACCTCCAGATCCTGGATCAGAATGGTGCCCGCACAGACCACATTGACATAGATGCATCCCTGATTGCGGACCTGACCGAGGAGGAGATCGAGCGTCTTATAGAGGAGGTCCAGCGTATCCATCCGATGGCAACTTTCCCGAAGGAAAGCCGCTCAACCGGATTTCCGACTGGATCGGTGCTCGACCTCGACAGGTTCGCTCATCTGGCCATTCCACCCCAGCTACGCCGCCCGTCTGAAGACGAAATTCGGCAATATCAGACGGAGAGGTACCCTACGTACCTGAAGAAGGTTCGGCAGTACTTCTCCGACTTGGTGCTGCATCTCGAACTTCCGAACCGGCAGCGGATGGTCGTGGTGAAGATCGCCAATACGGGCACCTACCCGGCCAGAGACCTCCTGATGGAGTTCGAGGGGCTCGGCGGTGTGCTGATCGCCGATGAAGATTTCAACCGTGACTTCACGCTCGACCTCCCGTCTCCGCCCCCTCCCCCGAAATCTCTCCTCGAGCTTAGTTCCGCTGCCGAGGGCCATTTTGGAATGCCGGGCGGCTTTCTGAAGGACCTTTCGTCGCCCCAACTGCCAACTCTGACGCCGCGAGACTCGGACAGGGTTTACTGGCGGGATCGGCCTGCGGACGGGAATTTCAGGTGCGCTTCCCGTGAATGCACCAATTTCCGTCACACGGCGACATCGGAAACCAAGATTTGGCTGGCCGTGCCACGCAGGTACAATTTTAAAGGCGCCCTCCGCGTTACCGTGAAGGCGACGAACCTGGCCGAGCCAGTGGTCGCTACATTGCCAGTTTCAGCACGCAGCGTTGATGCCGACTTGGTCACCGTCGCGGCGCAGGGGGGTGTCTCCGACAACGTAGTGCGCATCCTGCGCGCCGTTCGCGGGACAGGCTGAGGCTGCGGCCTGCGGGCATCGGGACCTCGCCGACGCCCAAGGCATCAGCCCATTTGGCGGCAAGCGCCCCCCTTTCATAACAGCAGGATGTTCGCTCCGTCGGTTGCAGGCCGACAGGAACTGAGTTCTATTCGTTGCACATCCTTGGACGGCAGCAAGGATCGGTTGTGCGCCATTTCTTCAGGCCCTGTTTGAGGCCGTGGGGTGCTTTGGTGCGCCCTTTGGCTCAACGACATGACGGAGTGCGGGGAGTGGGACTTTTCAGAAGGATGTGGCGCGCTGAACAGCACGTTGAGCCCCGCCGCGTCGACCCGGCATTCGTAGCGGATGCCCCCATCGGTGGTCGTGCCGAGGACGTTCTCGGGCGCGCCACCTTCGCGCGCACCCTCGCCGACGTTCTTGGCGGCTGGTCCGGCGGCCACAGTCTCGTTATCGGTCTCAGGGGAGGATGGGGGACCGGCAAGTCATCCATAAAGAACATGGCATTGGAGGCCTTGCGTGAAGGTAACGACCCGAAGCCATTCGTGGTCGAGTTCACGCCGTGGCGCTGGCAGACTTCGGAACAGATTACCACTGCCTTCTTCCACGAAGTCTTCGTCGCCATCGGCAAGGCCGACCAAAGCCCGGCCGGGCGCAAGCGGGCCCAACGCTGGCTGCGGTACGCGCGCCTGGTTTCCGGGTCTGCGGAGACGATGGAACGCATCGGGGAAAATCTCCCGACCTATGCGGCAACCATTGCGGCAGCGACCATGTTCGGGTTCAGCCTGGGCGGTGCCGTGGAATGGCTTGAGACGACGGTAATCACGGTCGGCACGATCATCATCGTCCTCGCGGTGCTGGCAAAGGTATTCAGGTTTGGCGGCCGCTTGGCCGAGATATGGCTCGCGCGCCACGTGGAACGCGAGGTCACGGTCGAGGAAGCGCGACAGGAATTGACCGAGGCCCTCCGGTCGCTTCAACGCAACATAGTAGTCGTTATCGACGACATCGATCGGCTGCGCGAGCCGGAAATCCGGCTGGTCTTTCAGCATGTAAAAGTCAACGGAGACTTCCCCAACCTCGTTTATCTGCTTGTCTTTCAGCGCGCGGTGGTGGAGGGCAGCCTGCGAACGCCGGTCATCAACGGGCGCGAGTACCTGGAGAAAATCGTCCAGGTCTTCCTCGATGTCCCACAGGTCGAGCACCATCGCCTTGAGAACATTCTGGTCGACAGCCTCAACCGCATCCTTGGCCCATATGCAGATCCCCGCCACGGATTCGACGAGCCTCGGTGGGGAAATCTCCTCGTCTTCGGGTTGAGGCCCTACCTCCGACACCTCCGGGATGTGCATCGGCTCGCAGGCTCCCTGTCGGTCCAGACCGCGCTCTTCAAGGGCACCCGTACCCTTGAGGTGAACGCTGTGGATCTCATCGGATTGGAGGCCCTCCGGGTCTTCGAGCCGGATGTCTACAGCGCACTACCGGCCAGCAAGAGGATGCTCGTCGCCAGCGGTCGCATGCACGAGCGTGATGCTGAAGTCCAACAAGCAATTGAAGGTATTTTGGCCAAGGGCAACCAGGAACGCCGCAGCGCCCTTGAGCACATCATGCGTGAGCTCTTTCCCTCTATCGATTGGGTGTTTCCTGGAGGAATGGAGCGCGACGGCGAAGGGTGGTCCATTGAGAAGCGGGTGTGCAGTGAAAGGCACTTCGATCGGTACTTTGTCCTTGCAATCCCGGAGGGTCAGATTTCGAGCTCGGAAATGGACGAGCTCATCGAAGCCACGGCTGACCGCCACCGCTTCGAGACCGTGCTCGGCGCCCTTGAGGAGCGTGGCCTCCTGCTCGAGGCTATAAGCATGCTCGACGGCGCCCAGGATGCCATTTCACTGGGCGCTGCGGGCGAGTTCCTGCCCGCCATGATGAACTTCGCCGAACGGCTGAACGCCGAAGGTAGCGGCACTCTGATCTCACCGTTCATGCATGCCCGTCGCGTTGTACGGTTCTATCTGCTTCGCCTCGACGACGTGGAGCAACGTACGGACCTCTTCCTCAATGCATTCACTGCCTCGTCCGGCCTCTCTCTAGCGGCAAGCATTCTGTTGTCGGAACACTCGCGCCGGGAGAAAGGTTCGCCCGACTCGCTGGTGTTTACTGATGCTGGCCTAGATGCGGCAAAGACCGCATGGGTTGACCGCATCGCTGATCAGGCGATGGATCCGGATGCTCTTCTCGGCCACCCGCATATAGGTATGCTGCTGCATCGGTGGCGGGATTGGGGTCCAGCGGGGGCAGCTTCCGAATGGGTCAAGCGGGTTGCATCCACGGATGACGGGCTCGCGAGGATCGTCACCGCGCTCGTCAACCGTGGATGGGCCCATACCATAGGGGATGCCACGGCGCACCGCATTTGGCATGCCAGATTGCCGAACATCGAGCGCTTCGTCGCAGTCGAAGCCTGGGAGCCACGCCTGGAGCGACTGCTTGCGTCAGACCTTCCGGCTGAGCAGCGGGGCGCGATCAAGGCTCTCCGGGATGCCATTGCCCGCCGCCGGACAGGAGAAAACGAGCCGGAGGACCTGGAGCTGGAATGAGCGGCCCAGGCTGCCAAAGATAATGGCAAGCGCCGCATGCTCCCCGCCCGTTCGATGTTCGTGCGTCCCGTTTTCGAGGAACGATGGTGGGGACGGTTAGTGGTTTGAAGCTCCCCTGGCTTCCGGAGCATGCATGGCCTGCGGACGGCTGATCCCCTCACGCACACGGCGGTCGCAGGTGGTTGTGAGGGCACCACCGAGGCACGGTGCGTCTCCAAGCCCGTTCCAACTCAGCCGGTCGCGGCAAACCTCCCAGAGTTCGCGCCGTGGTCGGGCTAGATAAGGGCTACCGCTGAACTCGACTTCATCAAAAAGGCTCCATGTCGACAGCGTGCTCATCCACAATCGCCCACGCAACAGGAGGCTTTCCCTGGAGACGGGCCAGAGTCCTGGAACTCGCCTCAGGCGGCCTTCCGAGCGCTGAAGCCAACGTCTATTGCCGCATCGGCCGGGGCCAGCCACGCACCGGGGAACGCCTCAAGCAGGCGGCCGACCGCCTCCGGCGGCCACCTCCAGGCGAGCAGCGCCGAAGGGAACGGAGCGCCCGAGGCCGCTGCCCCAGCCGGGCCGCCGAACCGCAAGCGGCCGGGCATAAATACGACGTTAGCCACCCCGGCCACATGGTCGCGCCACCAGCGGGTCTCGGTCCGGGCCGGAACCAGGGCGACGACCTGTGTTCCGGCGGCGGCCTCGGCCCGGCATTTAGCCACCCAAGCAGCGATTCTCGAGTACGGCGGGTTGACATAAACGACGGCGCCCGCTCCGCCCCAGGAGAATGCCAGCCCGTCGTCGTCTTTCGTCAGATAGCGGTCGGCTGGGACCACCTGGGTCGGTGCCAAGTCGGCTCCAGGTGAACACGGATCCAGTGTGAACCGTTCGCCCCCCATTGCCCACAGGATTCCATCGATCACCGCGGGCGGCGTCCAATGCTCGTCCCTGCCGGAGGTGAACGCCGCCCCGCCGGGGCTGACGAACGCCGTTCCCGCCGCGGTTGCCGAGGTAGCCCGCAGCGTGCCACCGACCGCCTCCGTCAGCGTCGACAGGGTTTCCAGCCGCCCGCGCCCAGCCCGCTCGATCGAGCGAACTGTCGGCGACGACAGGCCTGCCCGTTCCGCCGCCTGCGCGACCGACCAGCCTCGCCGCCGCCGCGCGGCCGCGAGCCGCTCGCCAAGGGCTGCCCCACGCTGCGGCAGGCCCGAGGCACCCAGCCGCAATCCAAGTGCCGCGAGGACCGCCGACAGGGACGCCCACCGGCCGATCCCGGCTTCCAGGCCCGCCACAGTCGGCCGGGACACCCCCGCCCTTCCAGCGAGCTCCGCCTGGGTCAGTTTAAGATGTTGCCGATGCGAGCGAATGGCGGCAGCGACGGAAGATTTCTTTGACATCCAAGGTAAGCTTATTTTTCCGCTGAACCTACGTAGAGGCAGCCGGTTAACCGTCGGTTACTCAAGGAAGACACCTGGATCTGCCACGGCCCTTCCGGCGGTCAACCGGCTGGTCCTCGCCATCCTCGCCATGCTCGGCGCCCCGAAAAGGCGCCTGCGCGTGGCTCCGGGCGGCTCCGGTCCCGGTCCTGCGGACCGCCAGTTGACCGCCGGTGCGCGCCGCGGCGATCCGGGAAGCGTCGGGACGAGGGTCGCCCCGGTAGGAAGTTCGCCCCTCCAGAAGGGTCGAACAAGGGGCAGTGATGCGCTCTAGCTAAAACTCGGGAAGGCCACAACTAGCCCCGCCAGAATCGCGACCAGTACGGCCGCCCAGGCCACCGACCGCAACCGACTGCCCGGGCGGCCGTACTGGATCATCTGATGCACGCAAACGCCGATTCCAGCGAGCGCGGCGAGCAGCAAAAACGCGTTCATACCCAACCCCCTTCATCAACTGGCGCGACCGACCACGCCGCCTCGATCCTGATTACCGACCAGTCGTCCGACACCCTCGCATCGGCAGCCCAATGCATAATGCCGCCGCGCCCCATGTCATCCGGCGGCAGGTCGTCGGCGAACTCTTCGGGCGTCATTCCGTACGCGCGATACGCCGCTGCCGCGCAGGCAACGAACCGGCCGTCGGGATGGTCGGTGATATCGTGCTCGCGGTCGCCGTCGAGCAGGAGTATCCGTGTTTGCGTCGTTATCTCCGTGTTTCCTTCGCTGAGTTCACGATCGACAGCATCCCGAGCCGAAACCCCGCTCTTGAGAACTCGGACTGAGCGCGCTCCAACGCCTCTTCAGCTGCATCCAACTCGTCGTTGATAGCATCGCCCTCACGCCACGCCCGACGGCGTTCGTCGGCAGACAAAGTGAAATCGTTCATCCGCCGGTGAATTTCCTCTTCGGCAGCAGCAGCAAGTGCATGCCGACGCTCAGCCGCCTCCAGCGCATCGAAAGCTTCGATCAGCTTCTCGCGAGCAACAGCAAAACGATCCGCCATCAGTCGACCCTCGCGATGCACGCCACAACTGCCATGCGGTGGTCGCCGGTCAGGTAAGCCAACCGCTCCCAGCTGCCATCGGCACCGAGTTCGTCGGCCAGCCAGCCAAAGCCGCCCGCGCTCAGGGCGGCATGCAAGACGACACGCTCGCCGGTCGATGCGATGCCGTCGAACCGGCGGGCGGCTTTGACCAGCGCTTCGTCATCCGTGTGCAGCGCGTCGGCGAACTCGCACCAGTCGCGGCAGTTTCGCACGTCGACCTTCAGGCACCTCCGCACCAGCACACCGCCGACCCCGTCGCGGAAATCCGAAAATCTCAACATCTCATGCGCTCCCTGTGGAGCGGAGGCCGCCGACCACCCGGCGGCCCCCACTGTTGTCAGTAATTCCGCCACATCTCTTCTTCGTCGGGCTGGAAGCATTCATGATAGTTCTCGACAACCTGGTCCTCTGACGCTCGCTGAGGCGCGGTAAATAAAACCTCAGTATAGGTGATATTCTGATACTCGTCCGTCCAACGGCGAGCGTCCCACTTCGTCACCGGACGACCGTTGTACCGAAGATTCTGGATCGGAACGAAAATCACCTCTTCCCAGAAATCTTTCGCCTAAAAGTCTTAGCCTTCATCTCTCACTCCGCTTGCCTTGCGAGTCGGGGCCGCCCCGTCTCTGATGTGTCTATACTGAGCTCGCACTAAGTATCGGTCAACAACTTTAATCCTTGATTTTAACAATTTATTTCGAAGGAAAAGTAATCACACAATCCTTGTCAACATACCGAAGTCCTCTTCCTGTTAAGGATTTCAAATCTTTGGCAAGGATTTCGCTAAGAATTTTCGCTGACGCCCGACGTCAAGGTGCAGCAGACGTCGCAGACCACCGGAACCCCCCTCCCCTTGTCGGGGCTTGCCCCTCCCTGGGGAGGGGCACGCGTGCTCGAACCGTGCCGGTCCTGCGCGTCGGAGCCTGACCCGGCGCTGCGCGCCGGGTCAGGCTCGTCATTCAGCGTCACCGCCGCCGCCGCCGCCGCGGCGACTTGCATCTTGCGACTGCGCGTAGCCGACGTAGTCCGCCAAACCATGTTTTTTCGCGAGATCCGGTTTTGCCTTCGCCCACTTTGCGTAGGATTTCTCGGCGCTCGCTTGTTGCCACGCATCGAGCTCGCTCAGCCCGCCGGACTGCCGGAACCACGCATTCGACGGGCCGTCGCGCGGGATCTTCGACACCCCGCCGCCTCGACGACGGCCACCGCCGCCGCCGCCGCCAAAGCCGCCGCCACCGCCGCTGCCGGACTTGACGACGCCCGGCGCGCCGCCGTCATCGTCGCCGCCGTAGTCTCCGCCGTAGCCACCGCCACCGCCGCCCGAGCCGCCGCCACCCGGACGGCCGCCGACCCCAAGGGCGGCACCGACGGCAGCGCCGACAGCAGCACCCTCGCGCGAGGCCTCGCCGCCCTGACCGCCCCAGTACGCCAGGATTCGATCAGGGATCTCGTGGACCGCGGCGAGGATCCGCGTGACGACCTGCCATTGCAGCCACGTCATCAGCGTCAGCGCTGACAGAACGCCGCCGATTCCGAGTGTGAATCCGCCCTGCCCGCCGACAAATGCAGCGGCGAAGCTCTGGTTAACCAGACTCAGCGCGACCGGCAGCAGGTAGTATGTCGCCATCAGCGCGCCGACGATGAAGATCGGTCTCAGGATCGCGTTTGCGATCAAAATCAACGCCGGACGGAATACGGCCTGGACGAGTTCTCGGCCGTCGAGCCGGACGGCGAGAAAACAAACGATTGGCAACGCAAGCGCCAGTTCGACGAGCGCGAACAGAAACGTGATCGCTCCGAACACAACAGCGATATACGGCAGCATCGGCAGCAAATACGCATGCACAGCGCCAAGGCCATACGCCCACCAGATCCATGGGCGCACGAACCCCGAGGCCCAATCAAACGCTCCATCAAGCCCGGCAAGGTCAGCTGGGGTGGTCTTAGCCGCCGTCGCTACAATAAGCCCCGCGGCAATCGCGGCCTCCACGCCGCCCGTCAGCCAATGCCCCGCCGCCATCATGTCTCCGAGCGGATCGGCGTCGTCTATCTCGGCCCAGCCGACCAGCATTTCCGTAAGCGGCCGCGTCAACGGATTCAGCAGCCGAGCAACGATTCCAGCCGACTCGTCGCCGGGTGCCGCAAGCAGATCGCCCGTGAGTTCGGGCTCCCGGGCCTCAGTTTTCCATTGTTCATTCAGTCGCCCAGCCAGCCGCTGCCAATCCTCGCCGAGCCGCGTCCCAATCAGCCACGACGGCGAGTCATCCGGCTCCCGCCGCGACGGCGGTTCCGCGGCAAGCGCCGCGACCTCGCTATGTGCGGCCGACAGGGTGCGCCAGACGGAGCCTAGCGACGTCCAGCCCTGCACACGCACGGCCGCAACGATCTCACTTCGGGCGTCCGTCTGCTTGTCGGCGAGATAGTCGGCGGCAGCAGCCGTTACGGCCTCGTCGTAAGCGTCCGCGGCCAGTTGCAGCCGCGGCAGAATCGGGGCCTCGGGCCACCCAATGCCGGAACCGGGTATCGTCCCGGCCGTCAGCAGGATCGGGAGCCCTGTTTCGCGGACCGCCCCCACCAGAGCCGCCAGCGCGTCGATGCGCGCTTGCCGGTAGCTCCGCAGCGGCTCCGGGTCGCCGTCCACCGCCGGAGGCAGCGCCAGCGAGCCGCAGTGCCCCGGCCATTTCCAGATCCGTAGGCCGCCCCGCGCCTCGCCATCGACCGGCGGCAGCGGCAAGGCAGCGAGATCCACCCGGATCTCACTGCCTTGCTCGATGGCACGCGACACCGCATCCCGCCACCCGCCGACCAGCGCGCAAGCCTCGGATTCGAGTACCTGCCGCGCGACGACAAGCCCGCCGACCGTCGGTGGGACTCCGAAATGCCCGGCCGGATTGCGGCCGTCCTGGGCGTCCTCGTCGACGCCCAAGACCTCGGCAACAAACCCGGTACCGAGGTCGGACGCGGTGTTGCTCGACCACTCGAGCAGTTGCGACACGGCTACCTGTCCGCCGCTCAGACCTGTAGCCGCAACGGGAATGAGCAGTCCGAACGCAACTGCGTAGCGCACAATAGCCCACGGGCCGAACCAAACACCGTCCGCATTGAGCGCGGTCTGCCCGGTTTGCGCTCCGTGCACTACCGAAGCCACGATTTGATAAATCGACGAAGCGCCCGCGCAGAAAGCCACGATCGTCGACAGCTCGATCAGCAGTCGCGTAAACGCTGTCCCCTCGCCGTCGCGCGGGAATATCAAGTGGATCGCACGTAGCGCCGTGTCGGACTCCGCCGACCCCGGCACTGCGGCTGCGGCCGCGAACCCGGCGACGGGCAACAACGCCGCCACTGTCGTGAGCAGCACGAGCAACGACGCAAGCCCACGCCCGGCATCGGGCGACGACGACGGCGGGACGTACGCACCTTCACGCATCCACTCCGACCAATTGCCGACCCGGCCCGTGCGCATCTGCCAGTGCGCGATGCCCGCGCGCAGCGCCAGCGCAACCGAAACCGCGGCGAGACTGACGCCGACGACTGCCGCGTTGACGGCGCCCACGTCGCCAGCGGCAGCACCTGGCGCTGCTAAAATCGCCACACAGAGCGACGCGACCCCGCCGACAACGTAAGCCGCCCACAGGCGCCAGAGTCCGCGCAAAGAAAGCGCTGCGCCGCCCGAGGGCGGACGACGGCCGCCGGTGGTGCGCGCCAGGCGCCAGAGCGTGCCGAGCGCCCATCCGTGATATCTGACGGATGCGCTGACAGCGCGCGCCGGAGCGTCGACAGCGACGAGCGCACCGACCGCCGCACGACCGACGCGACCGAGAGTCGATACCGGGCGGGCCATCACGGATCACCCCACGCCGATCCCGGCGGGCACGTCGTCGGGTGACGGCTCCGCCGAGGCGGTCTCGGGTTCCGGCCCACGCTCCCCCGCAAGCCGCAGTTCCGGCGGCACGGCGAGCGGCAGGTCGCGCGGCAAACCCGGCTCCGGCGCGTCGAGTCCCGGGTGCTCCGCGAGCGCCAGTTTGCCGCGCTCACGGAGCACGGTAAGCGTCCGGCGCTGCACGCTGCCGCTGCCGCGCAGCGTTTCCGAGAGTTCTAGTAGCGTGCGCACCGCCGCTGCGTTGATCGCAGCGATCAATAGCGCGTCGAGTTCGTCGAGCCCGCGCGGCGGCGGTGCAGGCTCTGTCGCGAGTTTCCACAGTATATACGCGCGCAGAAATCGGCTCTGCGGGCCGGGTGCGGTCGCACGGTACGCAGCGCGACGCTCCGCGGTACGCTCCCGCGCGAGTTCGCGCAGTCCGGCGTGCCCGGACTCAAAAAAGCCGAGAGCGTCGTCCGCGCCCTGCATGTCACGCGTCCTCGCCGGGTTCTGCGGCCTCGTTCGTCACGGCCGCAGGTTCCGAGAACGCGAACGGCGTGTCGCGCAGGCAATCGCGATCCGTCGGCCGCGTGAGGTGCGGATGCAGCAGCCGCCGCAGTGCGTCGGCGTGCCGAGGCTCGGCATCAACAGCGCGCAGCAATGCAGCGCCGAGCGTGATTTTGATTTGCGCCGCCAGCCTCCGGTCCGTCGCAGCCAGCCGACGCTGTAGCCGCCCGACGGCCGCACGTGCCTTGCGCTCACGTTCGCGCGCAGCCGCAAGACGTTCCGCCAATTCAGTATTCGTCAACAATTTTGTATTCATGACACACCAATGCTGTCGTCCTGACTACAAGGTATGCAATCCTCGTCCCAAAACACAAGGGTACCGACTTGCGACGAGTGTCGACGACTACTACTCTATAGACGACGAAAGAGACATCTTGCCCCAACTAGTCTCGCCTATATGTCAACATTATTCGCTATGGCGAAGTAATGTTGACATGCGAGCCAGGGGCGGAGCCCCCGGACCCGACACAGATACAGGAGTGCCGCCGCATGCACACATTCGACCGACGCCGCGCCGCCAGGATCACTATCGACGTTCCGGCCGACACCGGGGCCAACGCTGCTAAATTGACCGTGCATCTAGAGCAGGACGGTCACCGCGTCGTCGCGGCTGACAGCTGCGGCAACCCGACGCCCGACGCAGCACACGTGTTCAGCTGCGCGCTTGTCGGGCTGTTCGAGATCATCGGCGGACGCGGCGCACCGACGGGGGCCACGAGGCATTGA